ATGCTTTCATGAGTTTTCTAGATAAACCAACTTATCTATTAATCTTTAACTGTATCTTAAACTACATTTTGTTTAAAGTTAACCATTTTCTGTCTTGAAATGTAACACCTTTAACACCCCTTGAAGGAAAACTTACTGATAGTCTATCATCTTCAGAAGTTGCAAGATGCGGATAGTATTTTGGAATCCACACAGCATCACCTGGTAGTAACGTTACATCTAGTGCAGGAGGTTTATCCAAATCTAGATTTACCCAATCCTTTCTACTATCAGGTATAACATCCATCTTATCCCATACCTTCCAGTTAGTTGCACCTTCACATTGTACTATAACATTATCATTGTCATCTATGTGAGCACCTAGAGGATGGGGTAAGTCTGGGTTTAGAGTTGCATAGATGTGAGCATCAGTTTGATACCCATATTCTTTTTCTATTTCCTTTGCTAGTTCATTAATCTTTCTGGTAAACCTAGATGCTTCTTTGATATACAGAAACCCAGTCTCCAATACTTCTTTAATAACTGAAGCAGGAACTGAATCTTGTGTAGACCAAGTATCTAAATTCCATTTATATCCTTTTTTTGAATGCAAAAGAACCACCCTGTCGGTAGACATGAGTGGTCTTAAGTTGATGAGGAGTTCTAGTTCTTTCCAACTAAACAGATCCCACCAGTAGTTTTCTTCATGATGTAATTCCATACACCTATTTAGATGTAATCTTTACGTGCATGTTTTTCTGGAACAATTTTCTTTAGCTCTATTGTAAGTAATCCGTTCTCAAATGTAACGTCATCAACTACACAGTCTTCAGATAGTGTCCAAGATTTGTTAAAGTTTCTACGTGCTAGTCCTCTGTGGAAGTACTCTGTGGTTTGTTTCTCTTCTGGTTTAGTTCCTTCTACTACTAGTTTTCCATATTCTGTGTAGACTTTTACCTCTTCCTTTTTGAATCCTGCTAGAGCAATCTCTAGTCTAGACTCATGATTATTCAAGTTAATTAAATTATAAGGTGGATAGTTGGAAGAAGGAATATTAAAAAACTGATCGAAGTAGTTGTCTAGTCCAATACTGTTTCTTGAAATCTTATCTAAAAGATCTGGTAAATCGGTAGAGCGATACCTTTCTATTTTTTCCATAATGGTTCTCCTTAAGTAAGCGAGTGTAAATTGTGTCCCCGAAGGCGACAATACTATTTAACCATAGACTCAGGTATAAGCAAACGGTACATCCCGAACATTTCTAGGGGGTTCTCGACACCTATATAGATCAGATAGTTATATCTACTTAGAAGAAAATGAAAAAAGCATTAATCTTTTTCGGTATGATTGGTTTGATGAGTCCAATGGCAGCGAGAGCAGACCTTACTCATAGACTGACTAGCTCTGTTCAACTACAGGTTGATGCAGGCTATACTTCAGTTTCAAGGGCGGGTAACTCTTACAGCACTAGTGGATCTGGTGTTGACACAACTATTACACCGTCTGGTGGTAGTGCTGCTAGTAACTTAGGTGGTATCTCTGCTGTAAGCACTGCAGGTGTAGCAACTTTTGCACTTCCTGATGTAGCACAGTCAACCCAAGGAAATTCATATAGTTTCACTCAGAACATAACAACTGGTGATGCTATTGTTACTACTGCTGCTGATGTAGGTGATGTATTAGGTTACAGTAACATAGTTTCTACAGCACCTGGTACTGCAGGAAGTCTTGCTGGTACTATTGCAACTTCTGGAGCAATGGCACTAACAGCAGGTGGATCTGGAACTTCAGCAACTGGACAACTAGTCACAGAAATCACAATCAGATAAAGCAACTATATAATATTATGAAACGTATAGTACTACTAGTGATATGTTTCATGGGTATACCACTGAGAACCCTTGCGGTTCCAGTCGTACCAAATTTCCAACAGGGTTCCATGACGAGCCACACGGAAACTGAATCCACGGTCCAGGAGACCATATTTTCAATAGATTATCGTACAGGATGGGAATACTCAGTAACAGGGGTAGGGGTTTCAAACAATGGAGAAGCACTCAACCCACCAGTGAACACTTCCACAGTGACAGTGACTCCTTCACAATCAGCAACTTCAGCAAGTGGAGTAAACGTATCAGGAACTGTAACAAGTTCCTTCGACAGTTTAGACTTCAGTCAAGCGAACAACTTCACCATATCAACACCAGGCGAAGCATTCCAATTCACTCAGAGCTATCAAGGCCCAGGGATGACCAACCAGACAATAATACAGCGTACCACCACTATCCAAAGTGTCACAGATACAACAAGTACGTTTACGCAATAGCGACCATAACTAGTATTTTATCTCCAACAGTAGTACTAGCAGAAAGTGTCGGAGGTGTATCTGCCACAGCGAATCCAATAGCAAATTCCAGTGGCTCAGTGACCAATCAAGCTATACAAGTTTTACAGGGACCGTATATAACTAATACCTATGGTAATGGTGTTCAGTGTCAAGGTAGTACACTTAACGTTACACCATACATTCAATTTGCAGATTCAAGAAAGGATCCTTGGGAGGACGTATATTACGAACCACAATATGATGCTACTGACTTTACAGGTCGGACAACCACACAAACTATTACGGTTAAGAACTACCCTTGGGAAACATGGTATGATACCCGAACCAAAGATGACGGTAGTAGATGGTTTGAAGATGGTGCTGACATGGATATCAGAGTTGATGTAGACGGACCTGACGGTAGACCTGATAATCCTGGTCAAGTTTTATGGAGAAAACCTATTCGGACTGATATGAAAGCAAACCAATCATTTAACATAGGATTGTCTGCTACCCTATCAATACCTATGAATAAGAAGTTAACTAAACAATGCCATGATGCAGCACAGGCTCAGATAGATTTGTCTAATCAAAACGTAGCTAATAAGAGATTAGACTTTGAATTAGCAAGATTAAAAAACTGTGGTGAATTAAAAAAGAGTGGAATATTTTTTCATCCTAAATCTCCTTACCATACCATATGTGCTGACGTAGTAGTAACAGCTCCTGGTGGTCAGGTAGTACCACATCAACATATAACACCACAACCTAAGTGGAAACAACCTAATAGCAATGATCCCAAAGACTTTGAAATGTCAATAGGTGATATCAATGCCGATAAATGAAATACAAAATATACAATTAAATAATGCGGGTATACCTAATATTACCATTCGTCCTGTTGGAAATAATTACATAGGTGTTAGACCCATTCAACATAATTGGGTCTACTCACGTACAGTGCTTTACCAATAGAAGTTCCAGTAACAACATTGATAGGAACTCTATGTAAACATGCCAGGTTGTGTAAAAGTCAATAAAGAGAACGCAAAGAATCTGCTAATAAAAATAAACAACTAGTAAATGATGATCCTAAACAGAACGTAGTGTTATGTGATGGTGGTATGCCATACTATGAACCACTGAGTATGATGCTAGAGAATTGTCTTGGCAAACAGTATACGTTGAACCAGAAGAGGCAGAGGGTATTGATACAGGTGAACCTTTAACACCTCCTTCACCAGATGTTGAACCACCAAAAACACCTGGCGATAATAAGAAAGAAGTAGAGTGTCCTCCACCTAATGCTAGACGTATAGGTGATAGAAACCAGAAAGGTGATGAGCAAGTTAAAGAATATAAACTAACACCTGATGGATTGATATGTGAAACGATTTGGGAACCAGTTCCAACAGTAGAACAGTTTGTACCTAGTGCAGGTCAAGTCAGCACAACAGCAGCAATAGCAGTAATTGCAACTGCGTCTGCAGCTGCAACACCATTATTATTAAGAGTAATAAAACCTATAATTAAAAAAGCAACAGACTTCTTTAAGAAAAAATTTGGCAAAAAAGTTACGAAACCCACTCGTCAAGATATTATAACGGATGAGTATCGTAAGAAAAAAGGATTGCCTCCTAGAAAACCTACTTCTTAGGTATAGGATTAACTTGATAACCTTTCACAGGACCTGAAGTCTTTGGCCAGTTCTCTACTAGTTGTATATAAATCTCTTCTCTGATAACTTTTCTTATCTCTTCTAATTGTGCTTCTTGTCTTCTGGCAGGACCGTCATTCATATTGTCAATAATTTGACCACCACCAACTACTGCACCAGTTCCTACAACTGCTGCTGCTGTTACTCCTGTAGTTATTTTTTGAAAATCCATTACTTAAAATTAAAATTTAGAACGACTCTACGATTACTGTCAGTAGATGTTACACCTACATGTTCGTACTTAGAATCAAATATTAACATGCGGTTTGCAATACTATTTACCTTTATACCAGATTTAAACTCAGTCCATCCATTGTTAGTATTCATATAAAAAACACCAGTCTGTCCTACAAATTCCTCTTCAGTAAAATCTGTGTGATAACCAGTGTATGTATGTGATTCAGTTTTAATAGTTAGGTTTGCTTTTATTCTATAGACAGCACCACCTAGTTTATTTAATACTGATTTGCAATGATAGAACAAAGGACTCTTCTGATCTTTAGGTGCATCAAATATAGTATGAGTAAATTGGAATAACCCATCACCCTCATGAGTAATACCATCATTCCAATACCAATCAATATGGTCTCCTAGTATGCGAGACTCCAAATCATTGAACTCTTCAGCACTTAAAAAATTATCAACAGTCTGCATTAGCAGTTCTTGTTTAAATCTTCTGCCATGTTACCACCTATATCTGCACCTTGATCTCCACCAAACATTGCTACCCAACCTGCAGCAACCCAACCAACAAAGGGAATAGAGGAAAGACTAGGAGCAGCAGCAGCACCAATGCTAGTCCCAACCAGTCTCCCAGTTCCTTTTGCTGCACCGACTGCTTCGATACATGCTTCACTTTTTCTGATCTCATCTATTGCAGCTGCCTGACCTGCAGTCAAACCAGGTGGCATATCTATCCAAGACCTATTGTTAGATACAGGTCCTCCCTGATTGATCTGACCATCCATGAAGTACTCTTCTGTAACCTTAGTAGTGTTATTTGCAAGTCCTAGGAATCCACCTTTCTCTTTAATATCTTTAGTAATGTATGCTGTCTTGGGATCGTTTGCTGAATAACTTATTTTATATCCTTCTTCGCTTGCTGAGATAACATAAGAAGTATAGTCACCATGAGGTATATCAATCTTAGGTAATTTACTACCTTTCTGAGTAGCAATCATACCAATCATACCTATATGTGTTATGCCTAAGATTCCTCCCAGACTAATACCTATCCATTTATTCATAATTACCTCTTAAAAACTAGGAACTTCTACATCTGCCACAGGTAACTCAGGAAGTCCTACCTCTGGTGTAGTTCCAGAACCCAATCCATTAATACCTGGTACAGATGGCATAACTGATTCCATAACTTTAGATTTAACTCCATCAATGATGGATGCCCTATTGAGGTATACGTATATACCACCACCAACAACGGTAGCAGATACAACAGTAGACGCAATAGCAAGTACATTAATAATTTTTTGCATGATCTTATTTATCAGGGACAATTTTGACAGGTGCTGACTCAATTCTTATAGTTTGAGCAGGTGCAGTCTCTGATGCTTTAGCAATAAGGAACTCCATATCTTTTTTAGATATGCTTGCTCCTCCACCATTATCACCATTCTTTTTCTTACCAGCCGCTTGTACGCCAAAAGTAGCTAGCGTACCAGTAAAGACCGAAGCTATGAAAGTTGGATCCAGTTTTTGTTCTGGTATTTTAAATGCAGCTGGCAATTTAACATATGCTAACGTCAAGATCCCTGCGGACCACACAAGCACTGCCAATCTTACGAATGTAGAAAGAATAGCGAGTTGCTCTTCTTTATCGTCTGCTGCTTCTTTAAGCTTACCTAGGATACCTTTCTTCTTAGGTTCTTCTTTTTTAACTGCTTCTGTCATGATTTAGAGTTTACCTACTCTATATATCATTCTGATACTTGTCTCTTTTTACCGATGTTATACTTGGACTCAAGGATCCACTCTCCCTTTTCCCTGTATGCTATTACCTTTATCTGACTTAGTGGTGCTACATCTACCACATCTGATACCTTAACAATCTCTACTAGTCCCCAATCAGACAGTAGTTTAATAATTCTATTCCTGCGTTGTAAATCATTCTCTGAAAGATTTGCTTTCTTACCGTCTAATGCAAATAACTCTTTGAAATGTACTATGTAATACTGTCCTTTTTTATGAAGAATATGACATGACTGATATAACTTTCTTTCTTTTCTAGATGCTACACCTATACGAGTAAGAGTCTCTCTTATTTTTAAGAAGTCATCTGGTTCTTTAAGAGTGACTTCAACCATATCATCTTTAGTCCAATCCACATCATTCATTTCTTGCCTCCCTTGCTCAGTTTTTGTCTAATGTAGTTAAGTTGGTCAGGAGTTAAGATCCGTAAGGCTTGATTTGCTTTTTCACTACTATAACCATAGTATTTTTTCACAAGGTCAAGATCTTTCACTTGCTGTTTCTTTGCCCAAGGAGAAAATCTTCTTTTGGGTCTAACAGTATGTATATAAAAATCATATTGCAAACGTTTATCTAAATTAGGATATCTATTCATTTCATTAGCAAAGACAATAGTATCCATATGATGTGACATACACTTATTAATAACATAAGTTGGGTAATTCTTTTCCCAGTCTGGATCCTCTTCCATGAGGTAATCCTTAGTGTAATTAATACTATTCAAATAATCCTTTAGAGGATAACGATCATCGTATGCCATAATTTAATAAAAGTAATTCTTTTCTGTCTTGTTGATCTTTCATGTAGTCACCTACTGATCTCATAGTGTAGGTGTGATCGTACTCTTGTGCATCCCAGTCTACAAATCTATCTTTAATTAACTGAGAACTATTATATGATACCATCATGTGTCCACAGGAGTGATCACAGTTTTCATAGAATTTATCGTGATCGAATCCTTTGTGCATCCTACCTCGCTTTCCGTACAATGAAGATCTGATTTCATAAGGTGGGTCAAGGTAAGTAAAAGTGCCCACACTATCAGTGTATAGTTCCTCGTACGTCGTGTTGGTGATTTTCCAAGTTTCAATGATACTCCTATAGTATTTTAATTTTTCAATGCCTCTAACTGTGAAGTTGTTGTCTGAGGCTTGAGGGGAGAAGGAGGACGATTCTGTGAGACCACTAAAGCTACACTTATTAACAATATAAAAACTAACGGAGCGATCAAATATGGTTGAGGTTTCTCTATCGAGATATTCTTTAGCTTCGAGAAAAAGTTGTTTAGCAGACCCAGGTTCACAGTGTCTGTATTTAAGTTGAATAAGTTCATTGTAGAGTTCATCTCCTTTGGATGCTAGGGTTTGCCAAAATTCTATTAATGGTGTATATAGATCATTCACCCAGATGTCTAGGTGAGGATAAGTTTGAGCAATGTATAATGCAACAGACCCACCTCCTAAGAATGGTTCATGATATGATTTATACTTTGTAAGATCTGGAAGAAATTGTGCTATCTTTTTTGTGGCACGAGATTTGCCACCAGGATAACGCAATGGAGTTTTCATCATAATATTTTCAAGGTTGCAACTGGAACTCCACCAGGACCACCGTTAATGGCACCATCAGGAAGACTGTTGAATGATATAGTAAATCTATTAAAGTCCTGATGATGTGGTGCTGAACAATGTCTTAACCAACCAGGAAATAGAATTAGTTTACCAGGTTCTGCAACTATTTCTTTTTCATTAGGAACACTCTCTCTATCTCCCTGTAATATTTCAAGAGTATCTAACCCTCTAATATCTACAGGATCTAAAAAGACTGTAGGTGATCCTTCTGTAAGATAATATACAGCAGAGTAGTACGCATAGTTATGTCTATGCATTGGGTGACCTGCACCAGATTGTTTAGGTGCCCAGTTTGCCCATGACAATGATATCTTTAAACTTTCACATTGTAATCCTTCTGCTACTCTTGCCTCTTCTAAACACTGATGAAACCAATCATACAATGGTTTAAGTTCTTCGTGTTTATGAAGATCACCATGAGAACTCATGACTCTATGTGGAAAGTTAAACCGACTCATCTTAAGAGTGTCAATATAACTATAGACATCATCCCGAAGTTGGAGATCATGTAATTGAAACTCAAAGATATTTGTTGGAAATATTCCTATCTTTTCA